CCGCTCCGCTTCGGCGCCTTGTCGAGCGCCTTCCGCTTCGGGCTGTTGCCGGACGGTTTCCTGCTTTTCTTCGCCATGTGTCAGCTCCCGCGGATAGCTGCGCGAGCGGTTGACCCGCCGGCAGTATTCGGCCAGTAGCAGCGCGTCCGCGATCGCGTGCGTGACCTTGACGGACGGGAAGAGTTGCTGCGCCCGTCGCTTCGAGACGTTTTTATCGCCGCCGGTTTTGCATTGGAGGAGCGCCTGCCACGTCGCCGGCGCGACCTGATCGAACGGGATTCGGCTCGCCGTGAGCGCCATCGTCAGCCGGCCGATCCCCATCCCGAACGTGAAGGCCGACACGACTCCCATGCGTTGCCCGAACTTCTGCGCGCCGAAAACGCCGGCGTTGACCTTCTCGAGGACCGCCCGGCTCGAGCCGTCGAGCAGCCGAGCGGAGCCGTAGCCCTCGAGGACGTCGAGCAGGTCGCGCTCCGTCTCCGGCATTTTGTGAGTCTCGAGCGGATGTCCGAGGTAGTCGACAACCGCGATCCCACCCGCGACGCCGGGATCGATCCCGATGAAATACATTGGCATTGGATGCCCTCGCATTGTAGCTAAGAAGTCCGGCGCCGGCGCGTTTGTTTTGGCTCCGCCGGCGGAGGAGGAGGCTCCTCGCCTCCATCCGTGAACGTGACGATGTCCCGATCGAGCGTCAGGTTGACGGTCCCGGTTGCCCCGTTGCGCTGTTTCTCGATGATGAAATTTGTTACCCCGCCGTCGCGATGGTTGCGCCGGTGGAGGAACGCGACGATGTCCGCGGCCTGCTCGAGGGAGCCCGACTCCCGGAGGTCCCGGAGCTTTGGCTTTGGATCCGGCCGGTCCTCGCTCCCGCGATTGAGCTGCGACAGGACGATGACCGCACACGGGATCTCGTGCGCGAGATTCTGTAGCCGTGTGCAGATATCGGTCAGCTCGTCATTCCGGCTTGCGCCGCGGCGCTCGAGCGAGCCGGCCATAAGCTGAACGTAGTCGATGACAACGAAGTCGAGCCCGCCGTCCGCCTTCAGTCGCCGGCAGGAGGACCGGATCTCCTGGACGGTCTGCCCGCTGCGATCGTCGATCTCGAGCTGGAGCTGCGCGAGCTGCTCCGTCGCCTCCGCCATCTTGGGAAAGTCGACGTCGCCGAGGTAGCCGTTGAGGATTCGGGTCAGCGGAACCCCGGAGATGGACGAGAGCAGCCGGTACTCGAGCTGCCGGCGCCGCATCTCGAAGGAGAAGATCGCGCCGCGCCGAGGCCGTCCGTCCTTCCCGCACGTCCGCGCCGAATGGACCGCGCTATTCATAACAAACGTGGTCTTACCGATCGACGGCCGGGCCCCGATGATGACCAGCTCGCCCGGCTGCCAGCCGAGGGTTAGCTCGTTGATCGACGGATAGCCCGTGTCGATCCCGGTGACCTCCCCCCGGTGCGCCATGCGCCAATCGAGATCCGCGATGAGGTCGCCGATCCCGCTCGCGAGCGATCGCATGCGACTGTCGAAGTGCCCGGCCTGGAGGTCCATCAGCCGGCGATCGGAGTCGTTGAGGATCGCGCTCGCCGAATGCGCGCCGGTCGCGACGAGGTCGATCGCACGCTGCGCGAACTGGACGACCGCCCGGCGCCCGTGCAGGTCGCGGAGGATGCTCGCGTAATGCGGGACGTTGGTCGACGTCGGCATGCCGTCCGTGAGTTGCGCGAGGTAGGACGGCCCGCCGACCTCCTCGAGCTTGCCCATGCGTGCGAGCTGCTCCTTGAGCGTGAGGAAGTCGACGCCGGCCCGGGACTCGCGGAGCTTGACGATCGCCTCGTAGATGACCTGATGCGCCCGGCGGAAGTAGGCGCCCGGCGTGAGCTTGTCGACGATGTAGTCCGCCGAATGCTGATTGACCATTGCGGCGCCGAGCGTCGCGCGCTCCGCCTCGAGGTTATGAGGGAGGACGAACGTCTCNGGGTCCGCGTGCGGCGGAGCCGGGAGGGTCGCGACGCCCTTCATTGCGTCGCCCTCATGTCCGCCATCCGCCGGCGCGTGTGCTCCTGATCGGACCGGCAGGGGGGAACGTGCCGACAGCTCGAGGTCGACTGCTCGAGCGCGTAGTCNGCCGGCGCGTCCCGGCCCATCGTCCACTCGTTGATCGTGCGCACGAACAGCCGGAAGGGATGCCGCTGCCGGACGTAAAACGGATCATCGGATTTGACGTAGCGGATCGCGCGCGCCGCGATCTCGTCGACGTCGAGCTTCGCGAGGAGCCGCTTCATGTTGGCCCGGTCCTCCGCCCACGTCCAGACGTAGGCCCGCGTCTGTGTTGGCGCGTAGCGTGCGCACCATGCGGCGTCGAAAGACCCCTCGAGCGCCTTCATCCGCGCCGCGATCCCGGCCTTCCCCTCGAGGAGCGCGTCCAGCTCCGCGAGGATCGCGCCCTGCTTCTCGTGTAATGCCCGCGCCGCCTCGAGCAGCTTCATCAGCTTGCCCGGGTCGACCTTCATCTCGTCCGCCATCTCTGCCTCCCATGTATAGAACGCGCTCGCTCGCGCCCTACTGATAACCCTGTAGTAGTTAGTAAGAATTAGATCCACACCTTCCCAGGATCCGATCTCCGGTTTTGGTTTTGAAAACCGGAGACACTGCTCCCCACGGGAGCAGCCGATTGCGAACGCTCGAGCGCGATACGGCACGCCCGGGCAAGGTTCAGACTATCGTCCGCGGCCGATCCGCGGTCCCCTGCGCGCTCTGAACCCTTCGGCTCCACGCTGCCCGCTATGCAGCTCCCGGTCGCGGGCTTGAGTCTCTGCCGGCCCGGTGGCGTCGCATGGCTCCCGCCGGCAGAGGATCTCCGCTTGCGGTGTCGAGCTTTCGGGAAAGGGAGTTGTGAGCTAGAATTGCAGCCGGAACGCCCGATCCGTGTGGGTCGACACGGGTCGCGGTTAGAGCCGGGAGGAGGGATCAGCACCTCAGCCCGGCTCGTTCTGTTTGTGCCGGAGATCCTACGGCTCCGGCTCTGCCGATCGCAAGGCCCAAGATATAGCGGTCATCGCCGCCGGGACCGCGCGAGGTCGATCAGGTCTGATGCCTCCCCCGCGGAGATGCTCCGCCCATAGGGAACCCGCCATTTTCTGAGCAGATCGAGCTGCTTCACAGACGCCGGCCGGGCCCGCCACGGCGCTTCGCGGTCCCGGAGCCGGGCGACGGCCTTCCGCTCCTGGAAGATGAACTGCTCCGCCATCTTGAGCGCCGCGGTTGCATCCGGGAGGTCGGTCGCGAGCGTCCGCTGCCGGCTGACGACCTGATAGCCCCCCTTCTCCGCCGGGACCGCCTCGCGGTAGGTCGCGACTATCTCGAATTTGCCGATCATGTTGGGCTCGACCATGAGTGTCTCCGTCCCCGTCTCCCACGGGTAGGAGAGCTTGAACGAGTCGCCGCTGCCGCGGATCCAATTCAGTGAGACGACCTCGCGGTAGACCCCAAGGTCCGGGACCTTCCAGATATCGAACGTCGAGGCCTTCGCCTTGAGCTGCTCGAGCGTGAACCGGCCGGTCGCGAGGAGCCCGTCGACGTCGAGCTGAGGATACTTGTCGCGGAACTCCTCGAGCGCCGCCGCGAGCTGCTCGAGGGTCTGCCCCTCCGCGGTCAGCCCGGGCGGGAGCCCGTAGAGAACCGGCGCCGTCTGGAGCGAATGCCGGCGCGCCACGTCCGCGATATCGATCACAACGCAATCGGCCTTCCCATCGAACAGCCGGAGGCCGCGCCCGGTCATCTGCTCGTAGAGCGTCGCGCTCTTGGTTGGCTTCGCGTGCAGAATGCAACGGGTCCGCGGGAGGTCGGTCCCCTCCGTCAGGACCATGCAATTTGAGAGGACCTCGATCGTCCCCTCCGTGTAGTTGCGGAGGTAGATCCGCCGATCGTCCTTCGGCGTCTCGCCGCTGATGGCTTGCGCCCGGACGCCGGCGCCGCGGAACGTCTCAGCCATCGCATGCGCGTGCGCGACGTCGACNGTGAACGCGATCGTNGAGAGGCCGTCCGCGTGCTCCCGCCATGCCGCGAGCGCGAGCTGATTCCGGACGTCCTGGTTGACGGCCGCGGCGAGGTCCTTCTGATTGAAGTCTCCCGCCGTGGTCCGGACCGCATCGAGAGACGTCTCCGACTCGACGACCCATGGCGTGATCGGCACGAGATAGCCGTCGTCGATCGCCGCCTTGAGCGCGTAGTTGTACGCGATCGTCTGAAACACACAGCCGAGCCCGACCGCGTCCGANCGGTTNGGCGTCGCCGTGACNCCGACGAGNAGCCGGTCCNNCGGCGCNNNCGCNTCCCACCCNNNGAGCGCNNNCTCCATCTCCGCGACGTCGTCGAAATCCGCCGCCTCGACCTCCTCCTCCTCGCTCGCGTCCGCCGGCGGGAGGAACCCGAGATGCACGAGCGCCGTCCGGTAGCTCGCCGCCGCGGCGTGGTGGGCCTCGTCGACGATCACGAGCCGGAACGTGTGATGCGCGAGGAGCCGCTTTAGCCGGCGGAACTTCACGGCCGCCAGCGTTTGGATCGACGCGATGATGACGTCCGACATCCGCGAGGCGTAGCGATCGCCCTGCTCGACGTCGACGACGAGCCGCGGATTCGCCGCCTGGATCTTCGCCGCCGCCTGATCGAGGAGCTCCTCCCGATGTGCGATCACAAGCATCCGCGCGCCGCGGTTCTGCTTGGCATTGGGCAGGAGGAGCTCCCATCGCTTCGCGTAGAGCGGGAGCATCTCCGCGAACATGACCGTTTTCCCGGTGCCGGT